TCGTGCTGCTTGCCGCGAGCGTCGTGAATGCGCCGGTGCTTGGTGTCGTCGCGCCAACGCTTGCATTGTTGATGCTGCCCCCGGTGATCACCGGAGTGCCGATCGTCGGCGATGTACCGAAGACCAGTGAGCCCGAACCGGTCTCATCGGGAATGACCCCCGCCAGTTGAGCGCTGGTCGTTGATGCGAACTGGTTCAGCCCGGATGTGGTCAGGGCAATCGACGACGCACATGCAAAGCCGGTTCCAGACGTCCAGCGCAATGCATTATTTGATCCGCTGCAGCTCGGCATTGAGAACGCAGCCGGACTCGCACTGGAACCCGTGACATTTGCGACGACGGTGTTCGCTGCCTGCGTCGCGAGGCTGGAAAGCGTGACAAGTCCCGTCGCAGTTAGCGAGCCGGTAATGGTCGGGCTCGCCAGAGAGGGAGAATTCGACAGGACTACCGAACCGGTGCCTGTCGATGTCGTCGCGCCTGTGCCGCCATTCGCCGCAGTCAGCGGATTCTGCAACGTCAGTGAGCTGAATGTCGGAGACGGGTACGTCTGGGCGAGCGCGAGCGAAGAAAACAGCCCCGCAACAACGATTGCGAATAGTTTTTTCATTTCTTCCAGGCAATAAAAAAGCGCCCGGAGGCGCTTGTATTGAATCGGCTGCGTATCAGGACACCGAGACGACGCCCGCGTTATTCCAAACGACGCCAGCGGTCACCGGTTCTGTAGTAGGTAGACCTGTCGCCCATGCGGTAGAACTGAGGATCGTTGCGAGTTGCGAAATCGGCATCGTGCAAAGCGCGATCTGCCCGTTCTGCACTTGATGAATCGTGACGGTTTCTGCGCCCGTCAGCGGTTGGGGGAGTCCGTATAATTCCATCTGCTTCTCTAGAAAATAGGTGCTGGAGCGGCGGAGAAGACTCCGTCGCTATAAGTAGAACCCATTCCCATCTGAATGTCGGCAGGAACAGGAATAGCTTGTGAACCAGATGGAGGTTGCCAGTTGCTGTTGTCGCCATCCCAAACGATGATATTGACCACAACACCATTCGAAACGATTGCATAGGTATTCATGAATCACCATTCGAAGGCCATGTAACCAGGGGAGCCATTACCACCCGCACCGCCGTTGCCGCCGCCTGCGGTATAGACGCCAGATCCGCCGCCACCGCCTGCACCATAGCCGGCGGCATTGCCGCCAACAACGCCGCCTGTCGTGGCACTTCGTGCCGCGCCGCCCCCACCCCCAAACGGACCGCTGGCACCCGAGCCACCGCTTCCGCTTGCATTGCCTGAAGTAGTATCGTTTCCATATCCGCCAGCCGGGAAGCCAGCCCCTGCGCTACCGCCTACTGCATTACTGGTTGTCGCGGCGGCGCCGCCACCGCCTGCGGTGCCCCCGCTCAGAGTTACGGAAGATCCGCCATTGAATCCGGCGCCGCTAATGACAGTGTTACCGCCCGACGTTCCGCTGTTCCCGGGGTTGCTGCCGCTCGCTACACCACCCGTGCCGGCTGCGCCGATCGTGACGGTGATGGTGTTCCCCGGAGTGACGGGGTAAGCAGCTCGTTGTAACGGTTGTCCAGCGCCACCGCCGCCACCGCCGCCTGCCCATGCGCCTGTTGCGCCAATGGATCCAGGGCCGCCTGCGCCTGCGCCTGCGCCCGCAGCACAGCCGGACAGATACATCGTCGTTACACCAGCAGGGACAACGAAGCTCCCCGACGAGGTGAAGATTTGTTTTCGATTATTAAGCTGCGCTGCGGAGATGCCTGTCGATACCCATTGCGATACACCATTCCCATATATGGGCAGCGTTGTTCCTGCCAGCAGCGACGTAGACCCGGTACCTCCCGGAAAGAACGTATCGCTGCCTGCCGCAACCAACGTAACGCTATTCCCACTGCTGTCGGTACGAGCGAAATAGAACGGCAGCGGCACACCATTAGCGCTGGCTACTGCGGGCAGCGTGATAGCGATGTTGCCCGATGTAGCATTGACTAGAACCAGGCCCGCATTCGTTGAGGTCAACGTCTGCGTCGCATTGACGGTCGCGACATTCCCGCCGAACGTCGGAATGGGCATCCACCCGGCCGCGCCGACTGCAGGCGTGACGGTGTTATTGTCGACCATCGACATGAAGGCCGGACCGCCCGCGCCAAGTTGGATAACAGCGCCTTGCGGGTATCCGCCAATCGCGCTCTGGAAGGACGAGTCGCAAACAATCGGGCCGCCGGCTTGCTGCCATTGGCTCCATTGCGTCACTTGTTTCAAGATCCCGTTGAAATCCTGACCGAAGGGCGGAACGCCTCCTGCGGCAACAGCGGTAAAGCAGTCCGGGGGGAAGCCATCCGTAAGACTCGCCGCTCCCGCCGTAATGCCGATTTGACTGGCAGTTGGGATCGCGCGGACGAAGCCGGACCCCGCTGAGTTCGCGAAGGGAATCGAAAACTTTCCAGGCACACTTGAGGATTGCATATATTCTCGTGATCAAGCGACGGACACGACACCGCCGTTATTCCAAAGCTGTCCACTAGCGAGCCCGGACAGGCTGATGGGTAGATTTGCACCACCCAAAGCGAGCAGTGCTGACGCAGAGGTTGTCGCAAGATATACGGCCGGCGCGGCAGGATTCGGAGTCGTCGTTCCGGCCACGCAAACGACGCCGCCATTGCTATACAACGCACCAGCAGAAAGCCCGACAGGTGATGTGGGCCAACCTATAATTCCTGCCCCCAAGGTGACGACACCGCCATCGTTCACCAGCCCGATCTGGATGATGGTGAGCGCAACACCCGCGGGCCTAGGAAGTACGCCCGATTGTGTGACGATAGAAAACTGAACCGGGCTCAGTTGAAACTCGAACGTGTACGTCATGGTCATGTTCTGACCATCGGTACACCAGCACGCGCCAGACGACCCGAATAACGTCATCAGGATCTGGTTGATCGCCGGAATCGAGCCATTGGTGATGTTGGCGGCAGCCTTGGCCAGGATGAGCGTTCGATACGCATCATCCGTTAGCGCATAATTCCCCGTTGTGGACGCGCCGTTATAGAAGGGCGCCACGTTGAAAGGTGTTTCGACGGATCCGTTGCCGGCTTCTTCGAAACCGAGCCATTCGCCGGATGAGACCTGAAGGACGCGCGACACACCTACAATTCGCCCCCACACATCCAGACCAAATCCTTGTGCTGTCAGTACATTCCAGACGTCTGCGTAAAAGGCGTCGATTTTTTTACGCGGGTTGACGGCCGAATCGAAGCTTCCAATAAGCCCGAGAATGGTTGGGCTATTGGCGAACTGGCTAATTATCGTGTTCCGGTAGTCGAATGTATCAGCCATATCAACTCAGCGTCAGAATCACATTTGCAGCGGCGAATGTCGGCTCCTGATTGATGTTCATCGTTACGTCGTTCTGGTTAGGGACGACGCCAAACATCGTTTCACTAGCCACCGTTTGTGAAATACTCACGGTCCAAGAGGTTCCACTGCCAGCCGTGATCTGCGTTCCCGATATGATTTCGCCGGAGGAATCGCAGATGTATTGGCCGATTGCCAGCGACCCCGAGGCCACGCTAGAAACTGTGAGCGCGTTACCAGTGATTGATCCAGAAAACGTCGCAGATGGGACGTTGATGCACCCGATCTGTAGCGAGATGATCTGCGCCCACGCACCAAGTAGCGCAATGTTGGAATAGAAGCGGCTTGCGAAGATCTCAGAGCCAATGCGTGGAATGACTCCGCCGTCAGATCCTGAGAATGCAGAATCAAGAGCGGCCTGAACCTGAGCTAATGCGGTAGATGGTACAGAGGTACCATTCCTGATCGTGATAGCAAAAAATATCGGCGTATTGACCGCCGTTTCGAACAACACCGTATAGCTGGGCGGAGTGGCATAAATCGGATTAGGATCGGTCACGGTTACCGACGTATTGCCCGTATATGCACAACCCGGCGGTTTTTTGATCCAGATCGCTTCAGCAACGTCTAAAGGCGTAAAGCTACCCGCAACCGCAACATAAACGCTATTCGGATTGAGCGTGACACCGCCAATTGTCGGCGCAGTTGCTGTGGGGTTATCTAGCACAAAGGCATCAACGACGCCGGGCACATTCAGCACTGATCCGAGGATCGAATCCAGCATCCCTACCGAATTCAGTGCGACACTCTGCTGTCGTCGCAATTCGAAGGCTGCGCGGCCCTCGACAGTCCGACCAATGATGCCGGACGTGCACGTGACCGTGTCCCACCCCGGAATGGCCTGAAATATTTCGACGGCGTTGCTAGACGGTACAGCGATTGGGCCGGTTGAGAGAGCCGCAAATGGAAGCGTAATTGCACCGCCCGGCGGAATCGTTCCGGCCGTCGTGCACGCATAAATATTTCCATTCAGATCCTGGATCTGCGCTCCAACTGTGATAACGACATTGACCAGCCCGATGCACTCGATTTGCAGCGTCGTCGGTTGCGCCGGGAGTCGGGTCAGAAAATAAATCGCTCCGATCGCATCCTGAAATCTCCCGGATGCAAACGCGGGATCCACGCTATTGGCGAGGTAGACAAACTGATTATTTACGTCGCCAATGATCGCGGTAGTGCTCGATGCAATCTGCCCTTGGGGTGTTTCCAGTGCCGGATTGACCCCTCCTCCGAAAGCCGCGTCAATATCCGCCTGGACGCCAGCTAGGATTGCGGATTCGGAAGGCAGCACTAGCCCCGCATCCGTGAACTGGATGCCCGGTACGTTTGTTGCCATGTGAAGCCCTAGAAGGAGACGGTTTGCGTCGTACCGCTGGAGGTGGTGACGATGACCTGGCCAGTAATCTGGCGATCAGCGAATGAGGCGAGGGTGCATTGCGCCGTAGCGACTTCGGGCACGGTGAGCGCGGCTGCTTCGATCGCAGCCCGGACAACAGGAAGCGGCGGCCACTGACCCAATATCTCCTGCCAGTACGGCACGCCCTTGGTTGTGTCGAACCACAACTCCGATTTGAAGAGCTTTACTGCGGAGGCGACGTCCTGCGCAATGCTGTACGGATCGGAGGCGAGCGCGATATCACCACTTGCGTTCAGGACCAGATCCCAGACCGTTCTATCCAAAAGAAGTGTGTTCATCAGTTCGGCGGAGTCGTGACTGCGGTAGCGCCTTGCGCCGTGTGCGTGTGCGTCTTGAGGCTCTTGCCGCCACCGATGACGTCGGTTGTCACCGTTAGCGTTCCGCCCATCGTGGCATTGCCTGCATTCGAACCTGTGCCCTGATTGAGCGCACCATTCAGAGTAATAATCGGAGAGTTCACTGCAAACGCAGTTGATGCGTCGCACTCGATATTCGGCGCCGTGATCGTGACCTTGGTCGGTGAGACGACGTTGATGCCGGATGCGCTGAACTGGACGTACTGCGTCGGCGTACCGTTTAGGAATCCGCCAAAGTAGAGGCCATCAGCCATATCAAACACCCGGCCAGAACCGGGATTAGCCTGCGCCTTCGACGCCTTTACCGATGAGATGTCGCGGCTTGCGAATCCACACATGCCGATGTCGCCAACCTGCGGGTCGAGAATGATCGCGTTCGTGCCGCCCTGGAGCCGGAAGTAGGGCAGGCCGTAGACGATGCCGTGAGGCGTAGCATTCCCCGCGCCGTCCACCTGATTCACCAGCGGCTGAACATCGACAAAGCCGACTGGCGAGACGCCGCCGTTGTTCGTGACAGAGACGATCTTGACCAGCGTGATCGTGCTGATGCGCGCGAGAATCTGATTGACCAGAAAGGAAAGGGCGCCGAAGTCTCCGGCGCCCGATGCTGGCTCCTGCGTTCCGGTGTATCCGAAATTGTTCATATGCCGAGCTTGTAGCAGCCGATATGCGAGAACCAGGCTCCGCCAGGCATCTCGCTTTCCAACTCATGGACGATGCTGAAAACGTTCCAGATTCCGTTTGCGACGGTGATCGAGCTATTGACATTCACCTGACCGCCCAACTTCAGATCGGGATTGAATTCGGTCGTCAGGCCGATGCCATTGCCCGAGAAAACTGGATACCCGACCATTCCGGTCGCTGGGGAGATCGGGATTGGATCGCCCGTACGCGCTGCCGTCTTTGGCCATATGGCTACTGTTCCGCGGTCTACAGTGAAGTAGATGTTCGCCGCTCGAGCGCAAGACTTGAGCTGCTCGTACGCGGTTCCACTGAAGTACGGGCTGGAAAGTTGCGCCGTTACCCCGTTGTTCTCGAACGCAAAGCCCATCGTCTGGGCTATGCCCTGGATAACCGTAGCCGCATCAGTCGGGCCGCGGAAACTGATGGCATTGACTGGCTTTACCGCTTGAAGTGAGGCAGACAGTGCCGTGATGTTAAATGCAACGTCGGGCGCGCTCTGGAACTCACCGAATGCAGAAGCAAAGGTTCCCTGATAGACGGTGGACATCGCGCCACCATCGTTGCCGGCCGCCACAAGAATCCGGTTGTCGCGACGTTGCTGCATGATCGGGCCAACCGTTGTGAGCTGGTTGATCATGCTCAGCGGCAGTCCGTTGACTCGCAACTGCATCTGGCCTTGCGCATCGCCGTTGTACGTGACAATGGACGCCTTCGCTCTTAATCCGCTGAGTGTGACATCTGGCCCCTGTGTTTCTCCGAATTGGCCTTCTGCGAGACTGATGGTCACATCGATCCGGCGCTTTACGAAGGTCATAGATCACTTGCTTCCAGATAGAGCAAAACGAACCGCGACCCGAGACCCGTATAGACCGGATCGCTTGTGCCTTGCGTGTCGGTGAACGAGAGATCGCCGATAAACCCTAGGTACGTCTCGCGCACCATGCGAACGCGATCGAGGCAGATCGTTGCGGTGATGATCGGAGAGTTGCTGACGTACAGGTCCAGATACATCCCCGTCGATTTCTGATAGACGTTGATCTGGCAATTCTGGCCGGCCAGCAGAACGCTCAGTGACTGGCTCGGAGTGGCCTGCAGTGGGATCGTCAACATTACGCGAATTGA